CCAGTAGTGCCTTGAGACCCAGTAGAGCCTGTATCGCCGGTAGCACCTTGAGCACCTGTAGTGCCATCTGTACCTTGAGCACCTGTTGTACCATCAGTACCTTGGGTACCAGTAGCTCCTTGTGAGCCTAATAATCCTTGAGTTCCTTGAGCGCCTTGAGATCCGTTATTACCATCAGTACCTTGAGCTCCTGTTGTACCATCAGTACCTTGAGTACCAGTAGTTCCTTGAGTACCATCAGTACCTTGAGAACCGTTAGTACCATCAGTACCTTGAGCCCCCGTCGTACCGTCCGTACCTTGGGTACCAGTAGCTCCTTGAGTTCCAGTAGTACCGTCTGTACCTTGAGTACCTGTTGTACCGTCTGTACCTTGGGTGCCGTCTTGTCCATCTGTGCCCTGAGTTCCTGTAGTTCCCTGTGTACCATCGGTACCTTGTGTACCATCAGTACCTTGTGTACCTGTTGTACCGTCTGTACCTTGAGCACCTGTAGTCCCGTCAGTTCCTTGAGTGCCTGTCGCTCCTTGAGATCCAGTAGTACCGTCTGTACCTTGAGCGCCTGTGTCGCCTTTTGTACCAGTTCTAGCAAAAGTTACTATAATGTCTTCTAAATTAGAAAAAGAAGTAGCACCCGACAAATAGCCAACAGTTACTTTATGATAGCCTGTAGCCTCGACATTAGTTCCTGTAATTTGAAGTAGAGTAAAGTCATCAGAGTTTAGTCTATTAGATACTCTAACATGTCCTTTGATCGTACTTGTGCTATCATCAATTGTACGTAAAAATGATTGAATATCTGTACCATTATCATCAGCATCGTTAATAAACATGGTTGCGGCAGAAGATATGTTACCATTATTAAATCTTAATTTACCTTGACCAGGATCTGAATCATCTGTAGAAGTGTCAAAGGTATAGTCAAAAGTAGCACCACCAAAGTTACCATCTTCTCCATCAGTACCTTGCGTACCATCGGTACCCTGAGCACCAGTAGTTCCGTCTGTACCTTGCGTACCTGTAGTTCCTTGAGTTCCAGTAGTACCTTGAGTACCATCAGTTCCTTGAGCGCCTGTTGCACCGTCTGTACCTTGCGTACCTGTTGCCCCATCAGTTCCTTGAGTGCCTGTAGTGCCTTGAGATCCGTTAGCTCCGTCAGTACCTTGAGTACCATTAGTGCCGTCCGTACCTTGAACTCCTTGAATGGCTAGTTCAGCTATTGTAGACTTTGAAATATTTTGATGATCTACGTCATAATATGCTACAAAATCTGAAGAAACAGCATTAGCATTATGAGTAAGTTCGTTGATATTAAAATCAACATTAATTCTGTTCTCTGAAACAGAAGTAGTAATACCTGTATTACCTGCGTAGTTAATTGTATTGCCTAACAATACATTAAAATTATCACCCGCATCGGCACTAATAGCTACTGTTAAGTTAGCTGTGCGTCGAGTCTCAACAGCTACTGTATTCGCTGAAACAACATTAATATTAGCATTTAATTGGGAGTATGTAGCAAAGTCGTTAGCGCTGGATATATCAGAAACAACATTTGCAAGAGAAACTTTTTTGGTCTCATCTAGATTAACATCAACAATTGGCACGACATCTACGTTAACAACGTCAACTGCGGCGATTTCTGTTAAATCAGTAATTTTTACGTTTGCCATGAATATCCTTTACAGTGTTCGCCTATTTTGTATATTTAATCATATACAGCAGAGAATGTCAAAAATATAATTTATGATGATACGTATTGCTGAGTAATCAAAATATTATCGTCTTGATCTATTAATATATCTCCGTTTTGTAAGGTAACAAAAGCAAAGTCTTGAACATCTTGAGTAAGAGCAAGAACATCTCCTGGAGATTGATTAAGGGAAATTAAATTATTGTCTTGAGTTATAAGTAAATCAGTGATTATACCTACAGGTACGTCAGGTACATCAGCAAAAGCACGACGTATAGTAGAAAGTCGTAGGGCGAGACGACCTACAGAAAGTGACGACATTTACTCTCTCTCACTGATGAAGAGAGTAGCGTCTTCTGATCCTGCCCTAATAGCTGCAAGAAACTTAAAAGTTTCAGAAGATATAGTATCATCTCCTAATGATAAGTCATAAGGAATATTAGCTCCTAAAAAATGTGAGGTTGTTAAGTTAGCAGTTACTGAAGAGTTGCCGAGTTCGACAAAAATGTTTTTTGTCGCAAAAACTGTAATTACACGAGTTGACGGAGCAAATTCTGTAGAACGTTGAGAAGAACTACCTATACTAATTTGTTGTCCTGTAGCAGGTCTAAGTGACATTACAGGGATTGGTGCATTTTTATCATCACGAGGTTGTCCACTCATTAAATTCTCCTTAGTTTTTTATTCTATCATGTGCCTTGAAATTGTCAATCGGAAATGTGCCATCGTTTTCATACTTTGCGCGAAGCGCCGACGCATTTTTTTGTCTCTCAGTCCAACATGTGCAGTTTGCATCATGATAATGGATTAATTTTACCCACTCATTCATCATTTTATCCATTGGTCTCTTCCTTCTTCATAAGCTAAATACGCTCGATAAGCATCAAAACGTTGCTTATCTCTAAATTTATCTATACCAGCAAAATGATTAAAGGTATCTTTATGTGAAACATAGCCACATACTCTTGGTGTCACACACCATTCATCACTACCAGAGGTTATATCATGCAAATAACAACGATCTTTGTTTTCATAGTACCAAGCACTAAAAGCTATCTCTTCAGTAAAGTCTATGTTAAGCTTCTGACAACACATTAAAAAAGTTGTATAGTATGCACCTCGCTGCTCAGGATTATTAATCATTGCAGTCATCCAATCTGCAGTCTCTACAATCAAAGAACTTGGAGCCCAAAACATTGATAAGTTTACTCGTTTCCATGAGTAATTATCATTTAAAATTCGTTTATAGTATAAGGCAGAAAATTGTGTTTGAGAGGAGATCGAAATGTCAAAGATGTTTGTTGGAGAACCCCATACATATACATCTGAATCTATCCAACAAAGCATATCGTAGTTATCTACTTGGTCTTGCATCCAGGCAAACTTGTTAAATTGATTCTCTCGTGTTTTTGCGTTATCTCCCCAATGAACGTTCAACGCATTTTGTGCTTCAGGCAAGACAGGAGAGTCATAAAAATGATATCCATAACCACGTCTTTCAGCCCACTCGCTCACACTCTGCATACAAGGTTGCCAAAAATACTTCTTTTCGTACAGTGAAACATTGTTTTTATCAAGAGCTTGAATTATTCCAATTTTCATTTAGTTCCAAACTTGCGTTCATAGGTGTTGTCAGTGCCGTAGACGTCTGCCCAGCGATTCTCTGTAAAACGTGCAAACTCTATCAAATCATTAATGACATAATAGATCTCATCAAGATACTCATCATGCTCTAAAACCATCGCATCTATACGTTCAATACTGTTGCGGAGATTGATTGAATCTTCAATCGCCATGCGTGATGTAAGTTCGCTCACTTGAATATTGAGTTGGTCAATTGTTTGTGCTTGTTGAGCCGTCCACCACACAAACGCGCTAACCTGTAACACAATTGCAATAACAACTCCAATGGAAAATTTACTATTCATTAATATATCCTTTTGAATTTAAATGCTTTAACATCCACTCGTATAAAAGCGCATGCCCCTCTCGGTCCATATGATTTTGTGTACATCTTGTTTGAACACTTTGATTATACAGTTCGTTATGCTTTTCGAGAGGAATAAAATGGACTCCTGGTAAGCCTTCATACCCAGGAAAAGGCGTCCAACAGAGAGTAGCGCTTCTTTTACCTAAACTGCTCGCTATTTTCAAATTTGCTTGAAGCTCTGGAAGTGTATTATCTTTAACACGATAAGGAGACTTCCGTGCTGTACGAGTAATATTAGATACATTCACAATTAAAAAATCGTAGTGCTTGCTTCTGCTAATTTGTGAGACTATATCATAATTTGAGCATCCTGATTGAGCTACACACCGGGTGTTATAATGTTGAGATAACAAATTAACCCACGAGTACGGTTCGCTGTTTCCCATTTTACAAGTTGGACTTGAAAAAGAAGAATCTGAATAAGAATCTCCAGCTATAAGAATCACTCCATTAAATCTTTCATTAGTTTATCATAGTTGTTAATTTGAACAGCTACTGCAGGTCCACTCTGCTTTGGTTTAAGAGCTGTTTCTACTTCTTGTAAATGCTTCATCCAGTCGAGTAAATCTTTCTTAGAGTAGATGCCTGTCTCTACCGCTTCTTGTATTTTTTGATCTATCACTTGATTGATTAAGTTGATGCGCTTAATACGATTAAGATATCCTTGCGTGGCGAAAACTGAATCTATATAGTTTTTCACTTCTTTTTTCTCAATTACCGCTGTCACTCGATCTTCAGTGATACCATACTCATCAGCGATTTCGCCTACGCCTTTACCGGATAGATAATCGTTAGCGAGCGCCAGTACTACAGGGTCTAAAGCTGGTGCTTCAAGTGTGCGGTTCAGCGCGTCTACGCTAGTTGTTACATTATTAGATGTCATTGCTTACCTCATATAAAATTTCTACTTCTAAGTCTGCTAGGCCATAAGGCTTAAAAAGTCCTTCGTCAGTGCGGAACTGGATAACTCGTGCTTCACTTACACTAAAGCTAAGCGCTGTCTCACTTCGTGAGAACGAGTCAACTGCCTGTTCTACAGTAAATCCAAAGTCTTCAGCCTCTGTCTGTGGATTGTCTCCTTCGTAGATATACGCTCGAATAAGTACTGTAATAATCGCTAGTTTCCGATTAGCTCCAAGATGTTGTCGAGACTCGCTACGAGGTAAAAACGCAATAAACGGAAAGTCGTTTATCTCATGTAAGTATACCCAAAACCGTTGACAGTTGCCATCCTCTACATCAGTGTTTGCAACAAGATGATTCTTCAACGCGTCAAGAATTTGTGTGCGTCTTGTCGGCATTAGCTGTTTTCCTCATTGTATAATATTTCTACCTCAAGCTCACAAAGCCCATACGGTGTGAGTAAGCCTTCATCAGTGTTAAATGCACGTACCTGCGCTCGTTCAACTCCTAAGTTCGAAGCCATGTCTGCGTAACGATCAATTACTGTCTCAATAT